CTCTTCTGAGCAAAATTGCAAGTTATCAATATGCTCAATGGACTGCTCTAAATCCTTCTCTAGCTCGGCTATGCGGTCTTCGTAGTCCTCGTGAGTGTACGGTGTAGACATCTCCTCCTGCTCATCGATATTGCTCGTAATGAATTCCTTTAGACTTCCAGAAAATATCTCTTTCCAGTGAGTTGAGAATCCCTCGTCATCTCCTTCTAACGAAACGTGTCTTGAATGGCAGGTGATATCGGCTAATCCGTAACCAGTACTGGTAATAGAGTAACGATAGTCTGTATCTCCATGTGTACTATGACAGCGGGTAATCTCTGCTCCTTTATTAGCAGCTATGAATGACTCTAGTAATGGACGCTTGTCTTTAGATGAGAGGTTCTTGGCGCGGCTTAGATACTGCGCTGCGCCTGACGGATAGCCATCGTGGTGAATATATACGCAGACATCTTCTCCTGCCAATGCTGTATTGCTGAATAGATAGGTTGCTCTTGTGCTCATTGTTTTACCCCTATGTAACTTTGTGAATTAAGCCATCTTTCATAGTGACTTCAGCAAAAAATTCTCTGCCTTGGCCTGTTATGTGAGGGCGATTAGCTCCTGTTAGTACACCATCACGCCTATATTCTGCGCCAAATAGACTTGTTTCTATGTAATCTAGACTTTCGCCTATACGCTCTTTCAATACCTTCTTGCTTGGATAATTAAAGATAATCATAATATTTCCCCTTTTTAATGTTTAGCTATCTAGCCATTCTTCGTAAGTTTTAAGCGGTTCCCCAGTAGTGAAATCGTTGCCCTTGCCATCATCAGCACAGGTTACATAAATTTCATACTCGTCAAGATTCTTGCCTCTAGCCTGAGTTTGCCAAAAGTCGTTATATTCTAATTCCATTGTATTTCCCCTTTGTTAATCTAATTAAGTAAAACAATTTTAAAAAATGTTTTACATCATGTAAAGTTTTTTTTTAATAAATTTGGAGTACGCTAAATAGCTGATTAGACGTACCCTAAATTTAATATTTATCCTCTCGGTTGATCACGATTCCATTCTGCTTGTTCTTGTGCCTCAGTTGGCTCCCTCATATCTACTAAAGAATCTAGGTAATCAGACAGCATTTCCTCTATGACTATTCCTGCCCAAGACCCATGACCTGCTTTAAATTGACGAATCATTTCACTTTCTTGCTTGTTGCTACAATGCTCTATCGCGGAAATTATTGTATCTATTGTTATATCCATACCGTTCTCCTTAATGCCCCCGAAGGAGCTGGTTGGTTTAGTCGATTGCTTTGATTACTTCGGCTTTGGTTTTAAATTCGTTATCTCTGATCCAATTTAGGACTATATAAGTCCCCTTCCAAAAGCCTATATCCATCCCCTTTGCTTGATAGACTTTGTAGCCATCTTCTCTTGTGTAGATTAGCGTCATTTTGCTGACTCCATTTTTCTTACAATTGCCCCCGAAGGGGCGGTGATTTTTAATAAGTTACAGGGTTGTAGTCTTCTGTGCCTAAAGACATTTGATAAAACATTTCCGTCCTTTGTCTAAATTTCTGTTCAGCTTCTGGAAAAGCCTCTAATAATTTAGATAATTCAAAAGTAAGCTCTGCAAGGTCGTAATCTTTATCTGTGTTTTGCTCGGCTTTAATTTTAACGAAAGTATTAATAAGCTGAAGTGTGCTGCCTTTTTTCATTTTGATAATCCTTCGAAGTTTGTGTGCGTAATTGCCTTCGATGTGTGTATTAAATATCATTCCTACTACTTTGTTAAGCATTTTTTTACATATATTTAACTTTTTTTGTCATATTATATAAAACTCTATTAAAAACAATAGCTTAGGAATACAAAAAAATTGATAAAAAGGCGAGATAACTTCGGGAAATAGCGTATTTCCACTTATTTTGACAAAAAAGTTTACTTCCTGAGAGGAAAAAGCTTTAATTGGGGAGTCGGTGGCGTTTGAGCGCCTAAAGTCCGATATTTGGCGAGAGAAAGGATAGGACACCCGACAGGGCTATTCTATCACCTCCCCTATATCTGCAGCAAACCGACACTCGGCCAGTGGGCTTAGGCTTGGGAATATTAAAACCCAAGAGTCGGCGATACTTGTGAGCGAAAGAGCCTCAACTGCTAATGCTTAATGCAGTTGAATAGATAGCATATTCGATACACTGAAACTGAGTTAGCGCGATAGAAAATCCAAAAGGGCTGTCAAGCCTTTAAGGTTACTTTGCTTAAAATTTAAGGAGAACAAAATGGAATTAAATAAAAACGAAATTGATATATTGCTTGAGTTAATAACAACGGCAATAAGAGGCTTAGATGAAGATTTGAATCAAAAAGGGCTCAGTGATCAAGGCGCAACGGTAATAGTCATAGAGGAAATGCTGTATCGACTTCAGCAAATAATTAGGGAGAACATGATATGAAACGAAGAAAATACCCCGAATCTTTTGAAAGATTATGGAAATCTTTTGATACTGATTTCGGTGAAAAGGGTTCAAAGATAAAAGCATTAGAAGTCTTTATAAAGATGGAGATTAATGACGATGATGTTGAATTCATTATTGAGCGTTATACGAAACAGCGTATGGCAAAAGAATTACAACGATTTCGTGGTGAATTTTTCACCAATTTTCAACACGTAGAGAGGTATCTAACTAATGAGCGATTCGATGATGAAATCAGTCTCAACACTTATCAACAGCACAAGCTCACAAAGTCAGAAAAGTCAGACGCAGAACTTAGGAAATATATCGCCAGAGACGATGGCGAAGGGATGGCGGATATTGCAAGCGATGGGCAAGACACATCACGAGATCGGCTCAACTGAAATGAAAGTCTGGCACAGAAGTCTGACGAATGACTTTACCGAAGAAGAATACATGAATGGCATAAAAGCAGCACAAGATCACACGCAGTTCATGGATTTAGCTAGCTTCAGACAATTATGCCGACTAACCGTCTCACATAAATCGCATAAAATATTTGCAATTGAAAAGCAGGAAAATATTTTAAGCAAAGAAGAAATGCGGAGACGAATAGCAGAGATGCGAAAAAACCTCAATCTATAAAAAACCTATTTACTAAATTAAAAAAATACAATATAATTTGTTAGATATTTTAAAAAAGGGAAAAACTATGAAAACAAGTAATGAAATAAATGAATTAGCTGCGGCTCTTTCAAAAGCACAGGCTCAATTTACTCCAGTCTTAAAAAAAGCAAAAGGTGTTCACAACAGCAGCTATGCTGAATTTATCGAATTTATCGAAATGGCGAAACCGCATCTCGGTGAGCATGGATTATCTATTGTGCAATTCCCATTCAATGATCAGGGTCATGTCGGCATTATCAACAGATTAATGCATAGCAGTGGGCAGTGGATGGAGCATAGCTTCGGTGTGCCGCCTTCTAAGCATGATACACATGCCTATGGCAGTGCGATTACTTACACAAAAAGATACTGTTATGGCTCTATTCTTGGAATTCCAACGGCAGACGATGATGGTAATCAGGCTATGGGGCTAGCAACACCCTCTCAGAAGCCCTCAGGGGCTATCTCAGGCAAACAACTCAAAACCTTGGTAGATATATTAGATGGTGACTCAGAGCTTGAGAAACGCATCTGTGAGGCCACAGCAGTGTCTTCTTTATCTGATATACCAAAATTCAAATATCAAAATATTCTTACAAGGCTACAAAAGATGCAGGAGTCTCAATCATGATTATTGATGCCACAAATAAATTCTTAGGCATTGATGTGGATAGTTTGAGCGACAAGCTAATGGATATCATTGATTGTGAGCAAGGCTCAGAAGAATGGTTTGCCGCAAGAATGGGTATTCCTAGTGCAAGTAACTTTAGCAGAATCTGTACGTCTACTGGCAAGTGGTCTACTCAGGCAGATTCGTATATTAATGAGCTTGCTTCTGAGGTCATTACAGGCCAAAGATCATCCAATAATTTTACATCTGATGCGATGCAAAGAGGCATTGATTTAGAGCCTGAGGCGAGAAGCAATTTTGAATTTATGTATGATTTTGAAGTTTACGAAATTGGATTCTGTATCAATAAGGCTATAGGAGCAGGTTGTAGCCCAGATGGTCTAATTGATGATGACGCAGGGCTAGAAATCAAATGCCCTATGGCGCATAACCATCTGGCTTATCTCAGAGGTGGTGTGCTGCCGACAAAATATATTCAGCAAGTCCAAGGCAGTTTATTAGTCACTGAAAGAGATGTTTGGCATTTCTATAGCTACCACCCTGATTTTGGTGAGCAGCTAATGGTTACTGTAGAAAGAGATGAAAAATTTATTGGCTTATTAAAAGGTCATTTAGAAAGAGCAACAGAACTAATCGGCGAATGTGTCGAAAAATATAAAAAAGGAGAAATATAATGTCACTGAACAAAGTAATGCTTATAGGTAATGTGGGTGTTGAGCCAGAATATAGAGCTACAGCTACAGGAACACCAGTGGTTAGCCTGTCGTTAGCTACTAACGAAAAGTGGACAGACAAACAAGGTGTCAAACAAGAAAAGACTGAATGGCATCGTGTAACCATGTTCAACAAGCTAGCGGAACTAGCAGGTGAATATGTCAAGAAAGGTTCCAAAATTTATATAGAGGGTAAAATCACCACCAGTTCTTACGAAAAAAATGGTGAGAAACGCTACAGCACCGAGATAATTGCTAACTCTATGCAGTTTTTAGACTCTAAACCGCAGCAGTCAGGCACTCAGGCACAACAGCAGCAGCATAAATTAGCACAGCCAGACAATCCATTTGGTAATGCTTTTGATGATAAAGATATCCCTTTTTGATAAAAAAGCCCGACTAGGAAAGGGGTAGAAACCTAGTCGGGCAAGTTTTGCTACAGAGAGAAACAATCTCAAACAAAATTTAACACAAGGAATTCAAGATGAAAACAGCAAATATCGGTAGAAGTATGAAAGAAGCACAGCATATCACTAGAATATCAACAGCCACCGTAGCTCAACGGCTTGGTGAAACACGTCAATCTGTCTACTACACCCGCAGGAATGCCTCAGCTTCAATCCATAAGGTTCAGAAATTAGCTGAAATATTTGGCATGTCGATAGATGAATTTGTCAATTTAGGTGATGTTGATGCGTGAATCTATGCCTGAGGAAAAAGAATGTAAACGCAAAATAATCGAACAACAGATTAGGTCGTATTTGCGAAAAGGCGGTAAAATTGAAAAACTTAACCCTCAAGAATTCTCTACCAACAAGCCTAAGCAATTAGATTGGAGTGGAAGAGAATTAACAAAGGATTCTGCGAGAAGAAAAAAACATGAACTCAGCAAAAAGGTTTGATATAGATTCTAAAGAAAGACTAGAAGAATTTGTACAGCTAATAATTGAAGAATGGAAAATCAATCAATCTGTAACCGTTGAGTGGAGTATAGGCAAGAAACGCACCAACGCTCAGAACAATGCTTTGCAGGTTTATTGCAGACAACTAGCTGAAGCATTCTGTGAGCGAGGGCTAGATATGAAAAAGGTTCTCAAGGAAGAATACGATATACCTTGGACAGGAGACTCGGTTCGAGAACATTTGTGGAAGCCATTACAGGACGCAATGATTCAAAAGAAATCAACTACGGATGCTAACACTAATGAATATTCCAAAGTCTATGATGTTCTAAACAGACACTTTGCTAATAAATATGGCTTTAGTGTACCTTTTCCATCCAGAGAAAATTATGAAAATAAATATTGAATTTAATGAAGATGATGCAGACGAAATGGTGGAGTTAGTTCGTGAATTGACTTATCGCTTTCAAGAAATGAGAGCCGAAATCAAAGAACTGAAAAGGCTTTGCGATGAACAGAAAACTATGCCTTGAAACTATACAGTTATTGGCTAGGCTGTCTGCTGCTGATGACAATGGTTACGTTCAATGCGTATCTTGCGGAGTAGTTAAACATTACAAAGACGGAATGCAAGGTGGTCATTATATTCCTAAAGGTAGCAGTTCTTTTTGGGCTTTAGAGATTAGCAATGTCCACCCGCAATGCATCGGCTGCAATATCTTCGGCATGAAAAGCGGAGCAGCTGCACAAGAATATACACTATGGATGCAAGATATGTACGGAAAAAATTTCGTTGAAGAAATGCTTCAGAACAGAAGGAACCCAATTAAGTATTACAAAAAAGACTATGAAGAAATGTATAAAGAATGGTCTGAATTAATTAAATATCATCAAAACAGAATAGGAGAGTGTTAATGCGTCCAACTCATGCCGTGATAGATGGTGAAACTATAGAACTATTAACTCGTGTAGAACTAGAAGAATTTGGCGATAGGTTGAACGAATTTAAGGGTAATGACTATAGAGGCATTCTTACTTTAATGGTTTTTTTTAACCTGTTCGATGATTTTTTAGAATCTGATGAACAGATTTGGGAAAAGTATAAAGTTTTTTTAAACGTAGAAAACGAAATCCAAGATAATGAAACCAAACACTAGGAGCAATCAATGGAAGATTTAGCAAAGCCAATGAGTCATGCAGAACTTCAAGCTTGGATTCTTACAGGTGCTAATGAACTGCCCGAAGAATCACCTGAATTACGTGCAGTAGGCACTTTGATTAAAATGATAAACGAGTCGGCAGAATTTTTTACAGCGCACCCAGAATGTGCTGAAAAGTATTCAATTTATTTTAAATCTAAAAATGAGACTAACTAATAATGAGCAACAAAGAAATACAGATTGGCGGCAATCATTATAAAGATATGAAGATACAGCCAATCGACTATATCGTAGAAAATAATATACCTTATAGAGAAGCTAATATTATCAAGTATGTTTCTAGGCACAGAGAAAAAAATGGCTTAGAAGATTTGCGTAAAGCTAGACACTATTTAGATATGCTTATAGAAGATGATAAAATCTATGGTTGATTAGAAATAGTATTCGCCGCTTTCTATCATGTCGCATAACTCAACTGCTCTGCTGCCAACTTGTTCAGCCCACTTTGAATCCATAAATTCTATAGCAGCCTTAGTGTAATCTTCATCTTCCATAGCAGATAGGGCTTTCTTGAACGACAGCAGTCTACTCCCAACGCCTAAATTAAAACCAATATCTATCATCGCGTCTCTACGAGCACCGTCTAAGTCAGAAAACCAATCAAATGTGCATTCTAGCTCAGTAATTACCCTCTCTACGTCATTCATGAGTAAAAAATCTATTTCTTTACTCAATAAGCCCATATCTTCTAAGTTACGACCGACTCCAATAGTTTTAATGCCAAGCGAATCTTCGTAGACATATTTTTTTACACCTTCATGACGCTTGATCATTTCTATCAGTTTAGACATTACGCTTTCTTTTTGAATAGCCCTGTAGCGTTAAACAGAGTTACGGCTGCTCTAACAATATCGTGAGCTACTGGTTGCAGCTTTTCAAAATCTTCATCTATATCATCTGCTTTCTCAATAGCACCGCGAAGCAGTAAGTCAAAAGCAGCTAGCTTTTCTTTACCTGCGCCATCATCAGGAATAGTTTCTTCAATTAGTTTTACAATATCAACAACCATAACCCAAAGTCTTTTTACCCATCCAAGATAAGCTAAAATTCCCATTTTCTATTCCTCGTAGTCTTCATCTACTAATAAATTGTAAGTCAGAGCAGATTTATAAGTTTCTAACAAACCAATAAGAATTATTGCGCTGACGCCAGTTTCTAATTTTTCTTCCCCCCAAGAAGTCAATTCATCCATCGCATTTTCAGATAGTCTTTCAGTTCTTGTATCTGGAAAAGGTATAGTATCCATCAACCCATGTACCTAAATGCTGCACCAATTGCCGCAGCTATTATCACCCAAACGAAACGCTCAGTTGCACGAGTTTTTATTACGTTATCAGAAAGCCTGTCTACCTTATCGTCTAAAGTATTAACCTTGTCCTCAATAGAAGATTGACGGTTGAATACAGTAACAAGCCTTTCTTCGACTCTAGCCAATGAAACAATAGCTTCTTGTAAGCTATCTATTTTAGCTTCTACTCTGGTTAGTCGGTCTTCCATTATATTACCACATCTGGTTCGCTGTACTGTTTAGGAATTTCGTAGGTGCAAGTTATTAACTTACCGCCATCCTTTTTAAAAACAATCATTGACATGGTGTGATCTGAGCCATATCCCTGACCTGAGTGCCACGCATCTGGCGGGGCTAGTGTACCAAATTTTTGAACAGTAACGCCTTCAAATTCTTGAATACTAGCGTGATGAAAATGACCAACGAACCACATTCTGTGAGTCGTAGCACCCCAAGCATTCGGCATATCTCGTGGCATTATCTGAGCTAGTTTAGCCGCTTTAACTTTATCGCCATGATGAACACCGAACAGCCACTTGCCCCATTGTAGATAATGAAAAAAACCTTTTGATTTTAAGATATTAATTCTAGGTTCATTTGAATAGTAAAACTCAAGAATAAGTTGAACAGCAAGTGCTGCGTCTGTGTCGTGATTACCTCTAGCCACTACGACTTGCACTGTATCGCACTTATCGAGCATTCGATCTATTGCGTGAACCATGACATTTGCTGCTGTACGCATTATTTTTTCAAATCGCGTATCCACATCAACTAACGTGCCTTTTGTAGTAAATGGGCTAGAGCCGTCAGAATGAGTAAAATCACCAACCTGCACTAGCATTCCTACTTTAGCTTCTGGCATTTTATCCGTCAGATCATCTACAGCAGCTAATATTTCTTTTGCTGCAATCTTGGAATCAAAATCTCTATCTCTAGTTTCGGAGCCATCAGCTCTCATTCCTATGTGAGCATCTCCGATAGTAATTGTTGGCATAATATCTGATGCTCGAATTTTCTTTTGTTTTCGAGTCTTATTAGCTTTTTTTAAATTTGAGTTCAGCTCATCAATAAAAGCCTTAAATGCTTTTTCTTTTTCTGCTTGCTCTATTGTTCGTTTAGTTTTTAACCATGCTTTATTGCCTTCATCATCCTCTGTGTAGATAGAACGACCAATAACGTGTTCACCTACAGGAACGTGTCTTCGTGCATCCCAGTGGTCAGAGTATCCCGCAGCAGCGGCTCTGGATTTAATCGTGTTAATGATATCTCTGACAGTGGAAGAAGTAATACCCAGAGCACCACTGGCTTTAACAGAATTCCTATTATAGTCTTCCCAACATTTTAAGACTTCCCGCTGCCTATCTGTAGTGGTGTAATCCTCTAAACTTTTCAAGTTATTTATCTCTTGCCACTTTGCGAGACTTTTCATAAGTTCGCATACCGCCAAGACCAAGCATCCCGAAAAGTACAGGCATCATAGTTTCCATGTCGATCAAATCAAGTTCAAGTTCTAGGCCACCGAATTCCAATCCCAAATTGATAAAAGGAATTAAAATAAAATTCAACAACATTGCAAGAGCACATACCCACCCAACGGCAGGTCGCCATCCCGCAACAAACATGGATGGATGCTGTGCTTCAGTTTTATTAATTTCCATCTGCAACATCACCTGCTCTTGCGCTTGCTTGTCAGCCATCGTTGCAATTTCATGCGCTAGTGCAGCTTTTTGGTCTTTGTCTTCTACAAATTTATCTAAAATTCCTGTCACTGGAGCAATTAAACTTTGAGCGAGTTGTAACATCATAATAAAAACTCCATCATTCTATTGCCGCGCTTGTTATTGCCATCGCGATTACAAAAACCGTTGCAACGGTTCCGAGTATCGCCGCCACGTCAATCATGGCAGCCCTAGTTTCCGCTTTAGCTTTAGCGTCAGCGATTCGCATATTCCGTATTTTAGTTCTTTCCTTGAGCATATCGTGCCAGAGATTTGCATTGCCGCTCCAGTAGAACAAATCCTTTAATTCTTTTTCGAGTTGTTGAGCCTTTCTTTTTTGTAGCGTTATCTCAAGAGCCTGACTCTCAACTGATTTACCGCCGAACAATTTTTCTATCTTGCTAGGATTGGTAGCTTTTTGTTCAAGCACACTAACCGTTTCCCGCGCATCCCAGAACTTACTCAAAGCTCTGGTCATATCTCCAAGCTCTTTGCCTTCATTAACCGCTGTCT